CCACCACCAGAACCTCCAGTATTACCAGATTGAAAATTTGGGTTACCTCCAGCCCCACCTTTAGTAGATGTTATTGTGGTAATATCTGAACCAGAAAGAGAGGAATCGTTACCATCAGTACCACCAGTACTTGTTGGAGCGGCACCACCAGCACCTACTGTAATTGTATAAACTGTATCAGGAACTAAAGTTATACTTGCTTCAGATGAACCTCCACCACCAGATGGTTCAGTTGAATAAGAATTTCTATAACCTCCAGCACCACCTCCACCTTGTCTTCCCTCATTTGATTTAAATCCACCAGAGCCTCCTCCAGCAATAACTAAAAAATCTGCTGTATAAGGTTCTCTTGCTATCCCTCCTTTTCTTTGACCATATCCTCCAGCTGAACCTGAACCTATTGAAGCTAATATTGGCATTTTTTACCTATTATGCAAATTGTGTTTGAGATGCAATTACAGTAAATGTTGCATCTGCTGTTTTTATAACAGTATAAGTATAAACATCAAGAGAGTTGGTATTACCACCTGATGGTGCTGAACCACCTTGCCATTTTGGAGTTACTGAACTGCCATCAACTTGTACTGCTGAATTGTAATAAGCTGTTCCACCTTGTGATACAATATGTGCTATTGTTAAAGATTCTCCTGTGTCCATAATTGAATTTAATGAATTAGAACCATCTCCTCTAATATTTAAAGTCCAGTTACCTGTGGCATCACTTGTATAATTTAATACTGCTTGTGTAATAACATCATAATTAACTGTTCCTGTTGCAGAAGTGGCTGTGTTTGTAATTTTTTCAGTTATTTGCTGAATTGCACCAGCACCTAAAACAACTCTACCAATTCCTTTTGCACTTAATTGTAAATCAATATTTGTATCTGCACCTGTTGCAGATAGAATTGGATTGTTTCCAGTTGAATTGTTAGTCATTGTAAATTCATTAACTGCACTAGCTGTTTCGTTAAAAGTTAATACTGCATTATTATTACTATCTGCAATACCTCTATCATTATCGAATTGAATGTTATTTCCATTAGTGTCTAATGTTCCACCTAATTGTGGAGTGGTGTCATTTATTAAATCTGAAACTACTGTACTGTCTAACCAATTAACTGTGTTAGCTGTGTAGTCTAATGTTGCTAAAGATATATCATCTGTTCCATCAAAAAATTTTAAAGTAGGTGTAGTTGCTGAAGTTGTATCTAACCAGACTGTTCCAGCTACTGCTGAAGTTGGTCTTGATGTTCCTGAATTAGATGTATTGATAGCCTCTAAAGTTGCGTTTAAATCGCTACGAAAAGAGGGGAAAGATTGGTTCTGAATTAAATAATCGCCTTGTGCCATGATGTTCTTATACTCCTTTTAAAAGCCTTTTGCAATATAATCAAAGGTACGACTTATTGCTGTACCACCTGAATTTTTAAATGTTAAGTCGAATCCATTAATTGTTTTGTTTTCAACTACAAAGAAATCTCCAGTAGCTAAATCTTCGCCTGTGATTCCTACGGCATAATTAACAGATTTGAATGGGTTTGTAAATGTTACTGTGTAAGTTCCAGCACCAGAAGTTATATCATTTCCACTAAATATTCTATCAATCATATCTATAGAAACTGACACTTCTGAAACTACAGGTGTAGATGCTAAATCTCTTGATGTTAAAAATACTCTAAATTTAAAATATCTAGCAGTATAGTTTCCTATTACAAAATTTTGAAAAGCTGTATAGTTATATTATCATCTGAAGTTGCTATTTCTAAATGAGCATCACAGTTTGCTGGTGTATCTCCATCAAAGTTAGATGGTGCAGAATCAAATAATCCTGTTCTATTATCAAATAAGTCATCAGGGTTATCTGATGTTTGAGTTAATGATGCTGTAATTCTAGCAGTATGTTTAGCACCAATATCAATTACATTTGCAAATTCATAATTACCATTTGCAAAGAAGTCAGCATTACTAACACCAGAATCAAAAAATCTAGTTGTCTCATCATCAAATAAACCAGAACCTGAATCAAATAATTCTGAAGAATCTAATCTAATTGAATCATCTGCTATAACTGTATTAGTTAATGTACCTAAAAAATCAGGGTGTTCAGATTGATTAGCTATTGAATTATAATTTGCAGTATCAGTTACATTTGAAATAATTGCAGTTGCATTAGAACTAAAGTTTCCTAATTTATCTACAGCTTTGATAAGATAAGTTCCAGCCCTAGCTGGTACAGAAATTGAAGTTGCTGGTCGAGATACTTTAGAAACTAAATTAACTGAGTTTTGCCAATCTGCTGTTCCATCTGTTTCTTCACTAAATCTAAGTTGATAGTATGCTAAATCTAAATCAGGTATTTGCGACCATGATAAATGAGCCTCTTGTCCAACAATATTACATGAAAAATCTTCAACATCTGCTGGTGGTTCAATCGCACCCACAATAGTTCTTGATGCTGTTACATAAGTTGATGAAACACCTAAGGTATTTACAGCTTTAACTCTTACATCATAAGTTTCTTGGTCAATTACATTTAAAACTCTATGAGTTAATCCTGAACCTTGTGCATAAATAATATAATCTGAATCTGTGCTTTTCTTATATTCAACTTGGTAATAATCAACAAAGCTATCAGTAGATGCACCTATAGTTACATCTAAAGCTACAATTACAGTTCCGTCATTGTATTCAATAAGTTGGTCATCTAAAGTAATACTTGCTGGTGGTTGAATTGTAAATGGATTAGGTAAATTAGTTGTTGGAACTGCTGTTGCTTGTGTTTTTGTTGCCCAAGTATAATGTGAATCTTGATGTTCTACTAAAGATAATCCTATTGTAAAATCCTGATTAAATGTAATACCAATAACTCTAAAAGGTTTAGCACTAAAGCCCATAGAACTGTGTGTAATATTTACAATATCTCCTATTGCTAAATCATAAGCATTAAAATTAATATTAAGACCTAAAGATAAAGCCTCTCTTGATCTTCTTAAAATAACTTCAGCCATTTCTTCAGCTTGATATTGGTTTGTAATAGTAGGAAATGAAAATCTTCCTTCAAGCAAAAATCCACCATCTTGTGCTTTCATTGTTGAATGTTGATCTGCACTTGGTAATCCTGAATCATCTACTGGTGGAAATTGTGTTTCATTCACTTGATAGTTTCTATCAGGGTCTACAAATCCAACGATAACTCTATTATATCTTTCATTCTTAGGTGGAGTTGATAATGAATAACCACCTATAATATCATCTTCAGTTAATGTAATAGTTGCTGTGCCTGTTGTTTCTATAATTAAATTATATTTACCAGCATTATAAGGTAGATAACCTCTACAACCCTTTAATAACTCTCTAACATTTTCTATTATGTTTTTAGAAGTATCTAAGGCTGTATTTATATCAAAAATATTAATATCACTACCACCTGAATATGGTGTTACTTGAGTTTCGCAAATTACTGAAGCATTGTAAAAACTTTGTAAATCTATTTCTGAATCTTGTAATCCTTTTCCATATCTTGTATCTGTTAAATAATCTAATAAACACCATGCTGGATTAGTTTGATAACTTGCTGATTGTTCTACTAGACTTGCATTAAAAGTTCTAACTTTTTTACCTTGTATTTTAGCTTGTACTTTTGGAATACCTGTAAATGCATCAGAGTTCCATTTGAATCTTATAGCTAAATAACAAAGACCAGATAATTTATGATTACTTCCCCATGATGATAATGTTGATAATAATGTAGATGCTGATTGACCATCAGTTCCATAATGAGGCTCTAATCTAATTAAACTTTCTGCACTCGAACCCTCTACTGTTGGGTTAGCTTTATAAAAATTACTATCTCCACTATCAACTTCAACTGCTGTACCATCTGATAAGCTACTAGCAAATGTAACAACTTTATCATCTACTCTTATTTCTGTTATATCGTTAATTTCTCCTTCTGCCATAACGATTGCCATATAAAGATAGGTATTATCTGTTCCTGAAGTTTCCATGAACACTCTGGTTCCACCAGTAAGTCTTTCTCCATAAATTACAGGAATGTTTGCGTCATTAGATTGTTTATTAATTAATAATCCTCTTTCAAAATCATCAAATTGGTTAGTTCCAAAATCCTGTATTTCAGGAACTTTTGGTCTTAATACCCATGATAAAAATAGACTTACACCTAAAGATACCAAAGGATTCATATTTTTGAAAAACTTTGATGCTTTAACTCCTGTTTCTATAACTTTTGCTACAAATCCACCCATTATAACCAAGCCTCTTTAGTTGTTCTTGTTACAGTTCTAACAATTTTATTATCTTTAATTCTTATCCAATTAATCTCTTTCCCTATTCCAAATTGTTTAGTTAGAAATGATTTAGTCCACTTCATAATGTTTTTAAGATTATATTTACAGATTGTTTCTATATGCCAAAGATTATCTCCTGATTTCCAATCTTTATTATCTATAAATCCTGTTTGTTTAAATTGATTATGTGCTTTATCAGATAATAAACCCCAATTAGTAAATCCTATTAATTTATTATTATCGTAGTGTTTCTTAAATTGATTTAAAGATATACTAGGCATAAGATAACTAATTAAATCATTATCTGAGCAATCATCATATCTGTTATAGTTTCTGTAAAGAGAGATAATATCTTGCATTATGCTCTACCCCATTTAATATCTTGTACTGTTTGAGATGCAAAATCCATACCAACATCTGTACTAAAGAATCTTTGTTGTGATGTGTTATTTGTTTTACGACCATTCTTTTTATTAAAGTCAGCCCAATGCGATACAATAGATAATACTACTGCACTAGATTTTTCTGTTTCTTGAATTTCAAAGTTTTCTATATTACCTTTGTAAAGTAAAAAAGGGTCAGGCACTAAGGTATTATCACTCGCTAATAAACCTCTATAAATACTAACTTCATCATTAATGACATTTTCATTTAATACTGTTGAGATAAATGTTTGATCTGCACCTGATAAAGTTAAACTAATACTAGATTTACTTACATCTGTTTGTTCTGAAAAATCTGATATTCCTAATATAAAATCTGATGCGTTATAAGTAACTGATGAACCTGAAATATCTGATGTTAGCGAAAAGGAACAATCAGTAAAATTAACAGGAGTGCTGAACCCAATAGTGATAAGATGTACTGGTCGAATATCATTTGTTGCTAATTGGTTCTTTATAGCTGTTGTTAGGCTTCTCGTCATATAATTCGTAGTTAGTTTGAGTTACACTTTCTGTACCTTTTAACATAGTATATTCAAATTTGCTATTAGGTTTCTTATACTCTTTAAGATCGTTAATTGAAGTATCTATTTCATCTTCATTAACAATAGCTTCTGCA